CGATAATCTCGCCAAGCCACTGCTGTTCTGGATCGAAAGCCAGCGCTGGTCCAGGCCGGGAGGCGGTCGCCAACATCAAGGCGATCCAGCGCCAAGCGCCTGTATCGTCCGCAGCGTATCCAAAAATCGCACCGAGTTCCTTTGTGGTCAGAATTCGGTCGCGCGGTGTGGAGCGCAGCTTGCGATCAACGGAGGCGATCTTAGGGGCCACAATTCGGCCCTCGGCTTCCGCGTGATGAAGCGCAGAGCGCAAGTCCTCAATGTTGCGCTGGACCGTCTCGCCCGTAACGCCCCGGCTTATATGGTGGTAGGTCTTTCCGCCCCAATTGACGGTCCATTCGTGCGGTCCCATGCGCCAACGCCGGAAGCGGGCTATCATGGTCTTGGTTACGTCGGCAACGACTGCGCCGGTTCCAAGTTCGTCTTGCTGCAAGAACCCGATCCAAGCCCGGAAACTGGACTTGATTGTGTCGAGCCTCATTACGTCGTCGCCATGTTCCTTTAGGTAATTGAACAGGTGAGGAACAAGGTTTGATTGGCTCGCATCCTGGCCACGCGACTTCGATTGCTGGTCAGCATAATGCGACCGAATAACCGCCTTGGCCTGTTCTACATCCCTGCACTTAGTGCTTCGATAGACAACGGATCGCGAACGACCTGAATAGGACGCGATCTGCCAGATGTTACCGGCCTTGCCATCGCGTCGCTTGTCGAGCCAGAACTCGCCAAGGATAAGGGGGCTGTCGTCTCTGGGCATAATTCCTCGGTTTCTATCTTGGCTATCAGGTGCAGCACGCCACACCGGGCCATTTCGCGCAACTGCTCATGCGTAAAGGTTGCGCCTGTCTCGTTCCGAAGCGCGCGGCGAAACTTCTGGGCAATATTATGAGCCGTCACGCCACTTCCTCCCCTAGCAGTTCGACCACTTCCCCGCACGTTTCCAGCGCCAGCAGCCGTTCCCATTTGATCGCCACGCCGCGATCCTCGAACGCCAGCGCCAGATCGTAAAAGTCGAACGGGTGCAGGATCGTGCGCAGTTCCGTTTCCGGCGGCTCGGCCTGGATGATTTCAAGGGTCACTTGCGATCCCTCTCTGCCTTTTCCCGGCGCAGCTTCCAGAATTCCGCGTCCTCCTTCGACATGGGCAGGACGCGGGCGAATTGGGCGGCGGGGTTCGAACTGGTGTGAATGCGGTAGGGGGTCATGGTTCAGCCCTCCCAACCGTCGCTGTCGTCGCTGATCGGCGCGGCATCCGTTTCAGGCTCGACAGCAGGCTCGTCCTCGATTGCCCCTTCCAGCGCGTCCAGGCGCGAAACCGGGGCTTCGGGTTCGGGCTGCTGATCGACTACGGCCAGCGCCGGGGCATCGCCCTTGGCGGTCAGCGTTTCGTCCCGATCGAAAATCTGTTCTTCCAGATCAGTTGACATGGGCAGGCGCTTGGCCAGGCGGCGCATGACGGTCTTGCGGGCCATTTCGCCCCACCATTGCGCCCAGGGGCCGTTCTTGCCCGATCGGGAAACGCTGCGGACCTTTTCGATCTCCTCGAAACTCATGACTTCCAAAAGCTGCGATCCGTCCTTGAGGACCGCCGTGGCATAGGCACCGATCGGCTTGCCGCGCGGCTTGTCCAGCGCAGGGGGGCTATGCTCAACGTCCTCGTCGAAGCCATACCGCACCGTGAAGTGATCGTTTTCGTAAACGACCTGGGCGCTGACCTTGGCCACCTCGCCAGATTGCCGGATCTTCTTGAGAACCCCGGCGATCATCGGCATTGCCTGCGCCTTGCTGCCAAACATGACCAGCGCGGCCTCGCGGCCATCGGGTAGCAAGCCGTCCTGCGCCAAGCGGACGCAGGCTCCGAACAGCGACCGGCGATCAGCATTCATGAGGTCAGGGTTGTTCTGTATCGCGGTCAGCGCAACGCGGGTGAACTTCTCAACCGGAACATGGGCGGGCAGCGCGGCCTTAAATTCCGGTGCCATCTGCGTCATGGTCTGGCGAATAACCTGAACCGGGTTCTCCCGGCGTTCGGCAGGAAGGGTAGCCATTAGTTGATCTCCTTGATGGAAAAGCGCCGGTAAGCCTTGCGGCCCTTGATCGTTTCCCCGACCATTCCCGGCGTGATAATGGTGTCGGGAGTTGCCTTGACGGTCGGGGCCTTGACGATGAAGCCTTGCAGCTTCGCCATTCCCGCCTCGCCTAGTTTGTCCATGAGTTCGGCTTTCGCAGCCTCGCGCCGCTTGGCCGCTTCCTTGCTGATTTCATCGGCGGCAAGGAATTCAGCGGCAGCAATCGCGGCCAGGTTGTCGCCAGTAAGGTCGACCAGGTCGTCCGTTCCCGGCGTGTTCAGTTCGGCAATGACCGATCCGTCGCGCGTGTAATCCGGCTTCGGCGCGGTGCCTGCCTTGACCGATTGCCAGAACGCTTCGACACGGCGTTCGATTTCGGCGAACAGCTTGGGGCGGAATTCGATCTGAAAGCGGCGCAGTTCATTGCCGCCGACCAGGATCACAATGTCGCCCCAATTAACCCCGGCGAGGCCCATGTAAGCCATCGCCTGCAACTGGTATTGCAGCGGCGGTTCATCGCCCCAATTCTTCGCCACCAGCCAATCGGCGGTCTTGACTTCGATCAGGCCATCGCCGCGCTGCGGACAGATCACAAGCTGGTCAGGATGCCCGCCTAGCCCCTTGCCGTTTTCGAGGCGCTTGGGCGTCGGGCGGCACTGATAGCCCCACTTGTCGCAGGCCCATTCAATGATCGCCGGTTCCAAACGAATGCCCGCTTCGATACGTTCGTTGCCGCCAAAGTCCGGCGTAGCAATCGTGCCGTTCTTGCGGTGCCACAGTTCGAAATGGGTAAGCCAGGACGAGGCATCAAACAGGGCGGCAACTTCGGACCCGCCGACCACGCTGGCGCGGAATACGTCGTCGCCATCCCCGGCCATGATATTGGTTGCTACGTTCATTCGCTGCATCCTTTGTAGGCAGTGGCATCGTTGCCGCAGAGGTTCGCCCGATCGGCGCGCATCGCGGCATCGAAGGAAAGGACCAAGCCGATCGCCAGCGCGGCCCAAACGAGGTTGCGGAGGCGCAGCGTCATTTCGCGCTCCATTCCGCTTGCAGTTCGTTCCAGCGCGCCTCGCCCATTTCGGCGCGGGCCTGTTCGATCTTGCGGTCCAGGGTGTAGCTGCCAACCACCGTTCCAGCGGTCGGGTCAGGCTTCCATGCGAGCGCTGCTTTGATGCAGGCGGCGCGGGTGCGTTCGGCGCTGGCCATTATGCAGCCTTCCGCATGGCATCGGCCTGCGCCTTGCTGACCGCGACCTTGATCGCGTCGGCAAAAGCATCTGGATCGAACGCCTGAAGGTCAGCCGGAAACATCATGGCGACCGTTTCGCAGGCGAGGCAGTCAGCGCCGGAGATATGCTGGTCGAAGCCGCAGACCGGGCAGCAATGCGCGTTAGGACGGTCGCAGTCCTCGCAGCGCTCTACCGGGTAAGGATCATCAACGGTCGGGCGGCGATCCGCTCGGCGCGGCGCTGGACAAGCTGAACAAGCAGTTCGCCGATTTGCGCACAATCTTTGCCGAGGCCGGGGCAAGCGCGGAAGAATACGCGCAGCTAGAGCAGCTTTTGGCGATCAAGCGTCAGGAAGCTGCCGATCAGGCAAAGACCGCAATCGTCGATAAGGTCCGCGACCCGATCGAAATGCAAATTCGCATCCTTGAACTGCTCGGCAAGGAAGAGGACGCGCTGGCCGCATCCCGCCTGCTTGAAATGGCTGGCCTCAAAGCAACCCTGCAACCGCTGCAAAACCTGATCTATCAGCTAGAGGACGCGCGCAAGGTTATCGACACGTTCGAGCCGCTGGCCGAGGACTTGCGCCAATACCGCAAGGAACTGCTCGGCGGGCAAGGCGAGCAGTCGTTCGGCTATATCGCCGCGCAGTTCCGCACGATCGCGCAGGCAGCGGCAAACGGCGATGCAACGGCGCTTGGTCAGCTTCGCGGCGCGGCGGGCGATTATCTCGGCATGGCGCTCAACAACGCTGGCTCCGATCTCGAATACCGCCGCGCGCTCGGCACCGTTCTGGCCTCGGTCGATAAGGGTATCTTTGCCGCCGAAACGCAAGTCGATTACGCGCAGGCGCAGATCGACGCGGTGAAGGAAAACGGCGCGATCATGGCGCAGCTTCGCGCCGACCTGAACACCCTGCAAGCGCAGATCGTCGAGAACACCGGGACCGTCGCGCGTATGTGGCAGCGGTTCGAAGTCAACGGCCTGCCCGTCATTACGAACCCCGCCGAGCCGATCCAGGTGGAGATCGTCGCCCAATGAAACTGATCCGCCCTTTCACCATCGCAGCGGGGAACCTGACCTCAAACATCGCGCAGGACGACGCGCCGGAATATAGCGCCACGGGGCTATACGAGGTCGGCGATCGGGTCATGTCCACCACTGGGGCAGCGCCGACCTTCCGCAAGTACGAAAGCCTTGCAGCGGGCAACGTCGGCAATGCGCTTGACGATGCCTCCAAGTGGCTTGATCTCGGCCCGGTCAACCGCTGGGCCATGTTCGACACGAAGAACGGCACGGCGACGACCAGCGCGTCAAATATATCCGTTTCGGTTGCAATCGACGGGCGCGCGGACGGTTTGGCACTGTTCGGCCTCGATGCCGAGCGGGTCTATGCTGTCTTGTCCTACATAGGTACGCAGCATTCTAATCTGCTGACCTATTCCGAGGAATTCAACAACCCGATATGGACTAAAACCGCGACCACAATCGCGGCAGATGCGGCCATTGCCCCGGACGGGCTAATGAATGCCGACGAATTAATCGAAACCACTGCGGCAACAAACCATAGCATTGTAGCCAGTGCAACGCTGGAAGCTGGCGCACAATATACCTTCTCGGTCTATGCTAAGGCCAACACTGCAAGTGTCATTCAATTGCTGCTGGATCATATCAGCGGCCTAAGTGATTGGGCAAACTTCGACCTTATCGCGGGGACAGTTAGCGCGGGGCCGCTTGAAGCCTCGATAGAGGACGCAGGAAACGGCTGGTATCGCTGCTCGATCACCGGCATCAGCGCGACTGCTTCGTCCAGCGCCGTTTATATGTCGATCATTGACAGCCCGACCGGGACGCGCGTGCGCAACTATGTCGGGACCGGGCGTTCGCTTTACCTATGGGGCGCGCAGCTTGAGGCCAGCGCGTTTGCGACAAGTTACGTCCCCACTACCGCTTCCGCAATCACGACCACAAAGCACACCCCTTGGCGCAAACTGGTCAATCTGCAATCCGATAGCGGGATTACTAGCTGGTACGAATACTTTACCGAGGAAATCTCATACAAAACCGAGGTTGTCCTGACCGGCCTTCCCCTCTACGCGAACCCGACAATCGGTGTCACGATCAGCGCGGCGGACGGGGCGGTTTCGTGCGGCACGATGGTCGTCGGCCAATCCCGCGAACTCGGCGGCGCGGTCTATGGCGCAAAGGGCGGCATTCAGGATTACAGCCGCAAGGAAACCGACGACTTCGGCAATTACACGCTCGTCGAGCGGTCTTACGCCAAGCGCAACACGTTCCGCGTGGTCTGCGAAAATGGCGGGGTTGACGAGATATTCAACCTCCTCGCCGAAGTCCGCGCAACTCCGGTCGTCTGGCTTGGCACCGACGATTACGCCCTCACCTGGTCCTATGGCTGGGCGCGCGATTGGGCGGTCGAGATTGCCTATCCGACCAAAAGTTTCCTCACCATTGAAATCGAGGGCCTGACATGACGCTTCCCGTTGTAACCGCGCTTCCTACGCCGCCGTCGCGGGCCGATGCGCCTGCAACCTTCAACACTCGCGCCGACGCATTCCTCGACGCGCTGCCGACGTTCCAGGCGGAACTTAACGCCTATCGGGACGCGCTGCCTTCAACGATCACCGGCACCGATTACGCGGCGACCTCCTCGACCTCGGTGGCGATTGCGACCGGCTCCAAGTCGTTCACGATCGAAACCGGCAAGTCGTTCCAGATCGGCCAATCGGTTCGCGTTGCCTCGACGGCAAACCCCGCGAACTACATGGACGGGCAAGTCACCGCGCACAACAATTCGACCGGCGCGCTCACCGTCAACGTCACGGCGATCGGCGGCACCGGAACCTTTGCTGCCTGGACGGTTTCGCTGCTTCCTGCCGGGGCTTCGTTCGTAACCCTGACCGGCGCGGAAACGCTCACCAACAAGACGCTAACCACGCCGGTCCTGTCCGGCACCGCTTCGGGAACCACGGCGGGCGCGCTTGGCTATCTGTCCGGCG